TCAAAAGCGTCTTAGATTCGATTTATAGCGACGACGCCGGTGTTTGGGATGTTGGCGTTCGCAAGGTGTGGGGCGCTAAGGGCGCGATTATCGTGGAGTGCCATGATGAGTGACATGCCGCTCACCCGACCAGAGCGCTACGCTCACAAGGCTGGCGTGATGCGCGACCAGTGCCGCGTCTGTCGCCACCGTGTGGATACCGGCTATGAGATCGAGGGCAAGACACAGTGGGACTGCGATATCAACCTGCGCCCGCCTATGCGGCGGATATGCCCGGGGTTCTGGCTTGATGAGGAGGCGGTTTGATGCCACGCAAGAAAGACTCGCCACAGGTTTTGGATGGGGCAGCTAAGGGGGAATAGAATGCAGAGCCACCGCGACCCGCATGACGAGGCGCATGCGCTGCTGCTCCAGTGGGGCGCCAACTACGAGCTGATCACCTGCGGCATGTATCCGCACACGCAGGAGAACGGCGAGGATCAGGCGCCACCGGAAAAAGTGCAGACCAGCGGCCACAACGACCCGACAGCCAGTATGGTGCACCGCCGCCGCCATCTGCTGCGGATCGACGCCGCGGTCAATCGTGTTCCAGCGCATTGGCGCTATACCCTGATGTTGCAATACGTCGGCGGCCTATCTGATAGCAAGGCAGCCGAAGAGGCTGGACGTGACCGCCGCGCATGGGCGCGCGAGCGCGACTCAGCGCGGATGCTATTTCTCGGCTACTACCAAGAAGCGCGGCGGCTGGCTCAAGACATCACATCTGGCGAGTGTGACGACGCCAAACCACGTGAGGTTGCGGCGAAGGCTTGACAGGTTGTCCACCAGTCAATAGGCTTCTATGCAAGTGGTAAAAAATGCGCTCAAACGTAGCGCATTAAGCCCCGCAGCGGCTCGGCCGGCGGGGTCTTTTCGTTGCAAGAGCCGCGAGTTTCAGCACGGTCGGTGTGGCTGAGGTGGCCCGAGAGACGCGCGCGGGAGCCGGTGTCATAGCGATCACCGGAGTCAAGACTCGGCCTGGTCGCGACGGGCAGTGGTTCGAATCCACCGGGTTCCGTTGCCCGCTTTGCATGGCATCAGGGCTGTAAGACCACGCAAGGCTCAGCGTGGCTGCCACGAGTGGCGCAACTAAAACTGGCGGGGTAGAGAAGTCAGGCATCTCGTCGGGCCCATAACCCGAAGGTCGCAGGTTCAAATCCTAGCCCCCGCCACCATATATGCTCGTTGTTAAAACTTCTCGGCGTTTGATTTAAAAACGCTGGTGACTGTTAAAAAATTCTTGGCCCGCTAGCTGAGCGCTGCGCGCTGTTTTCGTTGGAGTGCCGCATGTTCTGGTTGACGATTCTCGCTGTCTCACTATTAACCATCGGCACGGTTTTGTTTTGGTACGGCTCGACGCGCGACGAGAACATCAATGAAGAGGGTAGCGGTATCCTGATAGCTGCTTTTGGCAGCGTTTTGTTCATCATCGGTGCGCTCCTTTTCATCTTTGACGTTGCCATCCGCCTTTATAGCTGATTGCCGGCGATCCGCGCCGCGCCCGGATTGCATCATGATTGTCGTAATCCCCGATACCGTGGTGATTGACTCGCCTCGATTGGCGATCGTCATCGCGGCATCGGCACGGGCGGAGGGCGCGCAGGTCTACTGCGCCGTCGAGCACCACACTGCCGAGGCGCATGCGATGCTGCGCTCCAACGTCGTATACGTCGGTATGGCGTACGCGCGCCAGATCGACAGTGCCTACTGGCTGACGCGGGAGGGGGCGCACGGGTGAGCAGCGGCGCTTTCATCCAGGTCGAGACAGACTACGGCGCGCTGCGCCACTTTCTCGACTCGGTCTCTCAGCGTGCGGTGTTCGAGGCCGCGCGCAAGGCGGGCAATACCACGCTACGGCGCTCCCGCACCGAGGCGGATCGCCGCGTCCGCGCCGAGCGCAATCTCAAGGCAAAGTTCGTTAAATCGGGCCTGCGCATGCAGTTCCCGAGTCGCCGGGGTATTCGTTCCGGGCGCGAACGCATGCGCTGGGAACTCGGCTTCAGTGGCAAATCGGTGCCGCTAATCAAATACAAGGGCACACGCAAGACAAAGCGGGGCGTGACGGTCAACGTTTCCGGGCGGCGCGAGAAAATCCAGGACGCGTTCATCGCCACCATGGACAGCGGCCACCGCGGCGTATTCAAGCGCAAGGGCGAGAGCCGCCTGCCGATCGAGGAGCTGTTTTCGACGCGCGTATCCGACGTCGCGCAGAACACCGGCTTCGTCCCGGCGGTCCACGAATTCGTGCAAGAGCGCTTCAACGAAGAGTGGCGCCGGCTCGCTGAGGTCGAGATCGAGCGCGCTCGCAACAAAAGCCTGCGGCGCACTCGGTTCCGCTAGCTCTGGGACCCTGGTGTCGCTGGCCGCGACCACGGGTGCGCAGAGTCGCGGATTTTGCGAAATTTTTGGCGCGCCATGGTTGTTGTTTCGGCACCACATCTAGCGGGTCGATTACCGCCCAAAGTGGTGCGGGCTGTGGACACATGGCCGATGGCGCTGAGCGGGAGGGCAAAACGAAAGCCGCGCTGCAAGTTGGGGGTGCGTGATGTCGATCCAGCGCGCCCCCGACATACCGGCATCGAGGCGGGCCAATAAGGCTGAGGTGGCGGAGTTCTTCGGCGTATCCGTGCCGGCCGTGGACGGCTGGATCAGGCGCGGGTGTCCGTCCGTGCAGCGGGGTCAGCGTGGTGTGCCGTGGGTGTTTGATCTGCTGCGCGTCGCCGAGTGGCGCTTTTCAAAACCCACCCAAGACGAGGGCGAAGTCAACGAGGTGCCGACGGCGCCGGCCGATCGCCTAGACCACTACCGCGCCGAGCGCGAGCGCATCAGCCTCGAGGAGAAGATGGGTCAGCTCATCCCGGCCGACGAGGTCCGGCGGGCGATGAGCGATATGGCTAAGCAGATGGCGGCGACCTACGACATGCTGCCCGACGTGCTCGAGCGAGAGGCCGGCCTCAATGGGTCGGCGCTCGCAGTGGTCGAGCGCGTGATCGATGGTCAGCGCTATCAGCTGTATGAGCAGGTCGTCGATAACGATGCATCCGACAGCTAGCGCTCGCCAGGTGAAACGTGACGTGGCGGATCTGCTGTTGCCGCCGCGGCGTGTGCCGGTGAGCCAAGCGGCTGCGGAATCGCTGCACGTAATCGACGGCGGTGGCAGCGCCCGCGCGTGGGATCCGACGCTCGCGCCCTACATGGTCGAGCCGATGGATTGCCTGTCGTCGCGGCAGTACGACGCGGTGATATTTGTCGGCCCGGCGCGCTCGGCCAAGACGATGGCGCTGCTCGATGGCGGCATCAGCTACGTCGTTACCTGCGATCCGGCAGACGCGTTGGTCGTTCAGATCAGTGAAGACAAGGCCCGGGAGTTCTCCAAGAAGCGCCTCGATCGCGAGTTCAGCCTCAGCCCGCACTTGCGATCGCGGCTGTCTCGCTCGGCGCACGACAACAACGTCCACGACAAAATCTTCCGAGCCGGTAATTATCTCGGTATCAAGTGGCCGAGCAAGAACGTCCTAGCCAGCTCCGACTATCGGTTCGTGTTCCTTACGGACTACGACCGAATGCCGGACGACGTTGGTGGCGAGGGCGACGCGTTCACGCTGGCAAGCAAGCGTACACAAACGTTTGGCTCGACCGGCATGACCGTGGTTGAGGCGAATCCCGGCCGCGATATCCTGGACGCGGATTGGGTTCGCCCCGCAGACGAGCCGCACAAAGCACCGCCGACCACAGGCATCCTTTCGCTGTACAACACCGGCGACCGCCGCCGCCTGTATTGGCCGTGCCTGCACTGTGGTGTGTTCTTCCAGCCGGTCTGGGAGAACTGGCACGCCGAGAGCGCCCGGCCGGTTTGCCCCGAGTGCGGAGGGCAGCCGCGCCCCGAGGATAAGCGCCGTCTGAACGCGTACCGCGCCTGGGCGCCGGAGTGCTGCTGGCCGCAATGGGACGAGAACGGCGCTGTCCAAATCGAAGGCGAGCGCCGCTCGACGCGTATTGCCTCGTTCTGGATGGAGGGGCCGGCGGCGAGTATGCAGACCTGGGAGAGTCTGCAGGCCAACCTGGACGCGGCCGAAAAGCAATACGCGAGCACCGGCTCGCAGCAGACGCTCAAGGGGCGAGTCAACGTCGATTGGGGGCGGCCCTACCTCCATCGCCAGGGCAAGACACCACGCTCGAGCGAACGCCTGATGGACCGCGCCGAACACGCGAACGTGCGGGAGGTGCCAGTCGGTGTGCGCTATCTTACCTGCGCAGTCGACGTGCAAGGCGGCAAGGATCGGCGCTTTGTCGTCCAGGTCGAAGGCTGGGGCGTCGAAGGCGAGCGTTGGATCGTCGATCGATTCAACATACGCGACGATCGCGGGCCGAACAACGACGAGCCGCCGCGTCAGATCGACCCGGCCACGTGCCCGGAAGACTGGGACATTCTGACCCGCGATCTCGGGCATCGCTCCTATCGCTTGAGCGATGGTAGCGGACGGCGCATGCACGTCGCGATCGTCGGCGTCGATATGGGCGGCGAATCAGCCGACGACACTTCAGTTTCCAATCAGGCTTACGCGTGGTGGCGCCGCGCGCGGCGTGCTGGACTCGGGCGGCGCGTCATCTTGCTCAAAGGTTCGGGTAGCCGGTCGGCGCCGCGGCTGCAGCTCAAGTACCCATCGACCAGCGGTCGCAAAGATCGTAAGTCGAACAGTCGCGGTGACGTTCCGCTGCTGATGCTCGGGGTGAACGAGCTCAAAGATCTCGTAGCGGCCGGTCTTGAGCGTGAGGAACCGGGCCCGAACTACATCCACATTCCCGACTGGCTGGGGCGCTGGTTCTACGACGAGCTCACTTACGAGGTCCGCGATGATCGCGGGCGCTGGGCTAAGCCGGGCAACAAGGCGAACGAGGCATTCGCGCTGGCCGGTTACAACACGGCGCTTCATATCCACCTCGGAGGCGACCGTATCGACTGGCAGCAGCCGCCGTCCTGGGCGCAGCAGTGGGACAGCAACCCGCTGGTCATCCCAGCGGACGAGACCAGTGGCCACGCACCCGCGCCGCGGCGTCAGACCCGGCGTCGCCGCGTATCGCGTAGCTCACACGTGTCGAGGTGAAGCATGGCGTACACCAATGCCGACTTGCACAAGGTGCGCGACGCCATGCTCGAGGGCGCCAACGCCAAGAGCATTACGCTGTCCAACGGCGAGCAAATCGAGCGCCCGGGGATGCAATACCTGGAGCGCCTTGAGCAGAAGATCGTTCGCGATCTCAACCGAGCGAATAAGCGCCCGCGGCAGTTCCGCGTGTTCACGGGGCGGGGCTACTGATGAACCGCTACCCGACCCTGACCAAGCACGGGTTTCATTTCCCGAAGACGAGCGGCGCAGCCTTCAGCGGCGCCTCGAATGGCCGTCGTACGCGCGACTGGAACCCGAGCGACGCCGGACCGAATACTACGGTCACCAGCGCGCTTTCGACCCTGCGTCGTCGCTCGCGTCACCTCGCGCGCAACGATCCGTACGGCGGCAGCGCGATCAACAAGCTGGTCTCGAGCATCATCGGGACTGGCATCCGGCCGCAGAGCCGAGCGCCCGACGCCGATCTCGCGGCCCGGATCGACCGGCTGTGGGAAGACTGGGTCGAGGAGACCGACACCGCCGGCATACTGGACTTCTACGCCCAGCAGGCGCTGGCCGTGCGCTCGGTTTGCGAGGGCGGCGAGTGCTTCGTGCGTCTGCGCACGCGCCGCCCTGAAGACGGACTCACGGTGCCGCTGCAGATCCAGATCCTCGAGTCCGAGCTGGTCGACGCCCACTACAACCAGGATCTCGGCGCCCGCGGCCACATCCGCGCCGGCATCCAGTTCGACCCGATCGGCCGCCGCGTCGGCTACTGGATGTTCGGCGCACACCCGTCGGACAACGAGTTCGCCTCGACCACCGATATGACGCGCCGCTTCGTGCCGGCCGACGAGGTGATCCACCTGTACCGGCCGCACCGGCCGGGCCAGATCCGCGGCGTTCCCGTGCTGTCGGGCGCGATCCTGCGACTCTGGGGGCTCGACAAGTTCGACGACGCGACCTTAATGCGCCAAGAGATCGCGTCGAGCTTCGCCGGTTTCGTCACACGCCAGCCCGATGAGGAGGGCCCGGACGGCGCGAACCCGCTCACCGGCCAGGCACCGGACGACACGGACGGCGACGACGTGCCGATGGTCGGCCTCGAGGCGGGCACGATGCAGGAGCTGCAGCCGGGCGAGGACGTGAAGTTCTCCAGCCCACCGGACGCGGGCAACACGTACCCGGAATTCATGCGCCAGCAGCTGCTCGCGGTGAGCGCGCGCGTGGGCGTGCCGTACGAAGTGCTCACCGGGGACATGAGCAACGTCAACGACCGCACGCTACGCGGCATCCTGCTCGAGTTCCGCCGGCAGGTGGAGCAAGACCAGCAGCAGATCGGCATCCACCAGTTCTGCCGGCCGATCCGGCGCAAGTTCATCGACCTGGCCGTTTTGTCGGGCGCACTGGACGTCTCCAACTACCGGCGGCGCCGGCGCGAGGTCGCGCGCACGCGCTGGATTCCGCAGGGCTGGAAGCACATCCACCCGCTGCAGGACGTGCAGGCGGACAAGGAAGAGGTCCGGGCGGGCTTCGCCTCCCGCACGCAGAAGGTGCGCGAGCGTGGCGGCGAGGCCGAGGCGGTCGACGCCGAAAACCGCCAAGATAACGAGCGCGCCGAGCGCAACGGCCTCGCCTACACCAGCGACGGCCGCTACGAGCTCGGCGGCGACTCCGTGCTGGCGGGCGATCTCGACGAGGGCGGCGAGGCACCGCCGAACACGCGCCGCAACACCGGAGGCAACTGAATGCGACTTCCGATCTGGCAGCGCGCGGCCAAGACGCCGTGGGCGATCACCGAGGACCAATTGGCCAACATCCTGCAGATCGCCCGGCGCGAGAACCTTGCGCCCGAAACGGTCGCGCAGCAGCTCGGCCGCGACCTCGAGAACACCTACAGCGTTGAGTACCGCGACGGCGTGGCCATCCTCAGCGTGCACGGCCCACTGTTTCGCTACGCCAACCTGTTCACCGCGATGTCGGGCGCAACCAGCTACGACCGACTTGCCAAAGACTTCCACGCCGCGATCCGGGACGAATCGGTCAAGGCCGTGCTGCTCGACATCGACAGCCCGGGCGGCGAAGCGAACGGCTGCGGTGAATTCGCCAAGCAGATCTACCAGGCGCGCGGCATCAAGCCGGTCAATGCCTACGTCGGCGGCGCCGGCGCCAGTGGTGCCTACTGGATCGCCTCGGCCGCCGACCGCGTGATCGCGCACGAGACCTCGATGCTCGGCTCAATTGGCGTGCGCACCGCGCTGATCGACGACAGCCAGGCAAGGGAGGAGGCGGGGCTGCGTGAGTACGTGATCGTCTCCAATCAGTCGCCGTACAAGGACGTCGACCCTGGCGATGAAAGCGATCGCGCCCGCGTGCAGCGCGTGGTCGACGACTTGGCGGCGGTATTCATCAGCAACGTTGCGGCTTTCCGCGGCGTCAGCGAGGACAAGGTGCTCAACGACTTTGGCCAAGGCGACGTGCTGGTCGGCGCCAACGCCGTGGACGCGGGCCTGGCCGATCGCCTCGGCGATTTCGAGGGAACGCTGGAACAGCTCGCCGGCCCTGGGCCGGCCAATTTCTTCGCGTCCGTGACCGCGCCGTGGTCCGGTCCAGCCACTCGGGAGAGTTCCGACATGAGTGAGAGCAACTTCGCGCAGGCGCTCAGCGGCGCCGTCGGCGCGGCGACCTCCAAGGATCGCCCGCGCGAGCAGGTGATCCGCGGCCTGGCCGCGGCCACGGGCATCGATCAGAAAACCGTCGAGGCCCTGCTCGCCGGCGAGCAGATGCCGACCGCCGAGCAGGTGCGCGCCATCAGCGCCGGCGCCAACGATCAGGATCTGCTGGCAAAGCTCGTGCAGGCCGCGCGCGCCGATGGCGTCCCGGTCGACGGGGACGACGCCGACGAAACGGATGACAGCGAGAGCGACAGCGGCGGCGAGGACGACACCACGGCCGAGCGCGAACGCGCCGCAGCCGTGCTTGACGTCTGCATCGAGGCGGGCGTGCCGGATCTCGCCCCAAGCCTGATCCGCGAGGGCATCAGTCCCGCCGGCGCGCAGGCGCGCCTCGGCGATGCTGGCGCCATCCGCGACTTGTGCACGGCCGCAGGTGCCTCAAAAGAACAGGCTGACAAGTTCATTAATAACGGTCTCTCCCGCGAGCAGGTGCGGTCCGTTCTGCTCGAGCAGACCGCCGACCGCCAGTCCGGGGAGATCACGGCGCACGTCCCGCCGGGCGCGGCCAGCGGCACCAAGGCTGGCGCCATGCGTGCGTGGGACGAGATCTATCGCGACGCGAGCGTCTGACCGGTTTCCACCCGCCCCCGCGGTGGGGCCACGACGACTGACCCTTCGGAGGTAACACCATGGCAGTCAAGACGGAAGAGACTCATCGCGGGGAATTCCTCGTGAGTGAGGCGAACGGCGGCCGTAGCCGCGAGAAGGTGACGATCGAGTCCGGCCAAAACCTAGTGGCTGGCGCCGTGCTCGGGGAGGTGGTTGGCGGCTCAATCAGCGCCAGCGCCGATGGTGGCAATACCGGCGACGGCACGATCGGTTCCCTAAGCGTCCAGTCTGGCGCGCAGGGAGGCGACTACATCGTCACGATCGTCGAGCCGGGCACCGACGCCGGTGAATTCACAGTCGAAGATCCGGACGGTGAGAACGTCGGCACCGGCACCGTCGGTTCGCAGTTCACCGGCGGTGGCATTCAGTTCACGCTTTCGGACGGTACTACCGACTTTGTGGCGGGTGACCGGTTCACGATCACCGTCAGCGGCTCCGGCGAGTACAAGGAGTACGACCCCACGGCCACCGATGGCAGCAGCACCGCCATCGCTGTGCTTTATGGGCCGGCCGATGCCAGCGCCGCCGCGACCGACGGCACGATCATCACCCGCGATGCCGAGATCGACGAGGCGCAGCTGACCTGGTTTGACGGCGCCACCGCGAGCCAGAAGACCACCGGCAAGGCCGAGCTCGCCGAGCGCGGCATCATCACCCGGTAACATCGGCGAACAACGCACGCGAACCGCTTGAAAGAAGTGGTCAGAGCCGCCTTCAGGGCGGTTTTTTTGTTATCAGCAATGAGAGGTGTAGCAAATGGCTACGATGGACGTCTTCGAAGCTGACGGGTTCAGCTCGATCGAGATGACGGCCGCCCTGAACAAGCAGGACTATCTGCCGAGTTTCCTCGGCGATATGGGTTTGTTCCGGGTCCGGCGTATCCGTACCGAGAAGTTCGCGATCGAGGAGAAGGATGGCCAGCTGTCGCTGATCCAGTCTTCGCCGCGTGGGGCCCCGATCGATCAGTCCCAGCGGCCGCGCCGCAACTATCGTGATTTCCGCACCGTGCGTCTGGCGCAGGGCGATCGGATCACGGCGGACGAGGTGCAGGGCATCCGCGCGTTCGGTGAGGAGACTGAGCTTATGCAGGTGCAGCGCGAGGTGGCCGAGCGGCAGATGGCCCTGCGGCGCGATCTCGAGCTGACCTGGGAGCACATGCGCCTTGGCGCGATTATGGGCATCGTCACCGATGCCGACGGCTCGACCATCTACGACTTCTTCTCGGAGTTCAACGTTTCGCAGCCGTCGGAGATCAACTTCGCCCTGAGCACGAACAGCACCGAAGTGCAAGCGAAGTGCGCCCAGGTCGTGCGGGCGATGCAGAAGAACGCGAAGGGGGCCTGGGGCCCCGGGGCCTATGTTGGCGCTGTCGTCGGCGATAACTTCTTCGACTCGCTAGTCACCCACCCCGAGGTCCGCGATGCGTACAAGCAGCAGCAAAGCCAGCAGCTGCGCGCCAACCTGGCGTACCAGGAGCTGCAGTTCGGCGGCATCCGCTTCGTCAATTACCGGGGCACCGACGACGGCAGTACTGTCTCGATCGGCACGGACAAAGCGAAGTTCTTTCCAGTCAATGCACCCGGTGCGTTTGAGGTGGCGTTTTCGCCCGGCGAGGCATTCGACTTCGCCAACACCCCCGGGCAGGACTTTTACACGATGCTGGTGCCCGACCGGGATCGGAACATGTACGTGGATGTCGAGGCGTACTCGTACCCCATGTTCTACCCGACCCGACCGGCCATGTTGCAACGGGCTAAGAAGGCGTAAGCCGGCTCAACAACTGAAGGCTTAGCCGCCCCGCCACGGGCGGGGCGGCTTCCCCATTGCTCAGGAGTTCGCCGTGACGGATTGGCACACCATCCGCGAACAGGCGCGCGCGGACATCCACAGCGCAGCAGGTCGGACGGTGACCCATCATCCGGTTGGCGGCTCCGATCAAAACATCGTCGCGGTCTGGTTCGACGAGTACACCAGTTACGAGGAGACCGGCCGCGGCGGTGTCAGCACGACGGCGCCGGAGATTGAGGTGCAGTTGTCGGCATTCCATACCGCGCCCGAGATCGACGACGAGTTCACCGTCGACACGACGCGTTTTGCGGCGATCGACGTCCGCCCGGACGGGCGCGGCGGCGCCCGCATCCCGCTGCGCGAGGTCTAACCGATGCACCCGCGTACGCAGATACGCCAGACGATCGCTTCGATGCTTGATGGGGCAACGTCGGCCGGCAGCGAGGTCTACACGAACCGCACGCGCCGATTTCGGGTGGAGAACCTGCCGGCGCTGGTGATCTACGACGTCGGCGAACAGGTGCAGCTCTACAACGAGTCGCCGCGCGAGTACCGGCGGCAGATGCAGCTCGCGGTCGATTTGTACGTCGAGGATGCGTCGCCCGAAAGCGGCCAGCCGATCGACGAGATCCTCGACGACCTGGCCGACGAGGTTGAGCAAAAGCTCTACAACGACACAACGGCGCAGGATAATCTCGACGATCTGCGCCTGCAGGAAGTCAGTGACGTGATGGTCTCTGACGACCAGCGCCAACAGCTTGGCATGGTCACGCTGACCTGGCAGGCGACGTATTACCAGGAGGCCCCGGAGATCGAGGCCTCGACCCTGAACGATCTACAGTCGACCCACACCGACTGGCAGATCGACGAGGACGACGAGATCGAGGCCGAGGACAACGTCAGTCTGTAGGGGGTCGCATGCTCACAAGGCTGAGAACATTCGTCGCTTGCATGGGTGGTGCGGTCGTTCTGCTTGTCGCTGCGGTCGTCGGTTTGTTCTGGCCGGCCCCGGTTCACGACTTCATTCGCCGCACCATCAAGCCCAAGTAACGGAGCGCCTCGTTATGCGCATTCGCGTCCAACCCGCGCGCGCGGATTTGCGCGTGCATGACCCTGACACCGGCCGTCCGCTCTCGCCCGAGGGCGCGTCCGTGATTGATCAACCGTACTGGCGGCGCCGCCTCGCCGATGGCGATGTCATGCGTGTTCCGAAGCGCAAGCGCCGCACGCCGAAAACCGCTGACACCGAATCGCCTGCGGAGGGCTAAGGAGCCATGCCGATTTCCTTCGACGACATACCCGACTATCGCGTCCCGTTCACCTACATTGAGTTCGACCCGAGCAAGGCGACGCAGGGCCCGGCGATCCTCAACTACCGCCAGCTCATCATCGGCCAGAAACTCGTCGCTGGCAGCGCAAGTACGGGCGATCCAGTGCTGGTCACCAGCGAGGGCGACGCGATCAACAAGTTCGGCCAGGGCTCGATGCTGCACCAGATGGCCAAGGCCTTGTTCGCCAACAACACGTTCAACGAGGCCTGGTTCGCCGCGCTCGATGATGACGGTTCGGCCGCGGCGGCCAGCGGCAGCGTCCAGTACAGCGGCACCGCCTCGTCGGCCGGCACGGTCAATCTCTACATCGCGGGCTATCGCGTGAAAGCCGGTGTATCGAGCGGTGACACTGCCAGTGACGTGGCGACGGCCGTGGCCGACGCGATCAATGCGAACGGCGACCTGCCGGTCACGGCCAGCGCGTCGACCGACACCGTCACGATCACCGCACGCAATGCGGGCGAGGCGGCTAACTTCATCGACATCCGGCACAACTATTTCTCGGACCAAGAGCTGCCGGACGGCATCACAGCCTCGATCACGGCCATGTCGGGCGGGGCGACCAACCCGGACGTGCAGGCCGTCATCGATGCCATCGGCGACGACTGGTATCAGGTCTGGGCGATGCCGTACTCGGATTCGGCCAACCTCACGAAGATCAAGGACGAGCTTGAGCGCCGCTGGGGACCGGACGTGCAGATCGAGGGCGTGGCTTTCACGGCCACGACCGGCACCGTCTCCGAGCAGGTGAACGAGGGCGGCGTCCACAACAGCCAGTTCCTGTCGATCATGGACGCCACCGACGGCACGGTCTCGCCGCCGTATGAGTGGGCGGTGGCCGTGTGCGGTGTGGTCGCCAAGCACGGCCAGATCGATCCGGCTCGTCCCTTCCAAACGCTCAAGATCGAGCACATCAAGGCCGAAAAGCCCAAAGACCGGCGTGTGCGCAGCGAGCGCAACACGCTGCTCAATTACTCGATCGCCACGCATACGGTGGATGATCAGGGCGGCCAGGTGCGCATCGAGCGCCTGATCACCACCTACTCGACCAACGACGCCGGTGCCGAGGACACGGCCTATCTCGACGTCAACAGCGTGCTGACGCTCGGCTACCTACGCTGGGACTTCCGCGTTTTCTGGCTGAGCAAGTACCCGCGCCACAAGCTCGGCCAGGACAGCAAGCGCTACGATGAGGGCCAGGCCATCATGACGCCCAAGTTGGCGCGCTCCGAGGCGATCACGAGGTTCCGCCAGTGGGAGGAGCTCGCGCTGGTCGAGGACGCGGAGCAGTTCAAGCGTGACCTGATCGTCGAGCGCAACGCGTCCGATCTGAATCGGCTGGACTTCCTCATGCCGCCGAACCTGATCAATCAGCTGCGTGTCACCGCGGCCAAGGTTGCGTTCCGGCTGTAACGCCCAACCGGTAACCGAGCAAACGAGGTAACGAGTCATGTCCAAGCGCGTAGGCGGCATCATCTTCTTCAAGATCGACGGCACCCAATACCGGGCCAAGGGCGAATTCACCACCGACATCGGCGCGCCCAACCGCGAAGCCGTGGTCGGCATGGACGGCCCACACGGCTACAAAGAGGAGCCCAAGACGCCGTACATCGAGGGCGAGATCACCGACACGCCCAACATCTCGCTCGAGCGGCTGTTCAATCTGACCGACGTCAAGGTCACGCTCGAACTCGCCAACGGCAAGGTCCACGCGCTTGAGGATGCGTGGTACGCCGGCGACGGCACGCTCTCGACCAACGAGGGCAATGTGCCGGTCCGGTTCGAGGGCATGCGCGGCGAGGAGATCACCTGATGGCTAAACGAAGCGCTAGCATCGTCAACCTAAGCGAGCCCGTACAGCACGGCGAGGAGACGATCAAGGTCCTCGAAATTCGCAAGCCTACCGCAGCCGACATGCGCGACATGCCGGTCCAGAACCAGACGATGGGCCACATGATGGACCTGGCGGCCAACCTGACTGGCCACCCCCCGAGCGTGATCAATCAGCTCGCTGTGCAGGACGTGACCGCGCTGATGGAGGTGGTGGCGGGTTTTATGGAGCCTGGCCAGACGACTGGCCAAAAGAGCTCGCCGCACTAGCGGTCGTGTTCCCGGGCTTTACACGCACGGACCTTGAGTCGATGACCGCCGACGATCTGCGATTCTGGTCGGCGCGCGCCAACGACGTGCGCAAGATGCGAGAGGCCAATGGCTAAAGATTTTCCGGTCAACATCGTATTCGATGCGGTCGACCAGGTTTCTAAGCCGGTGCGACGGATCAATGACCGCATTGAGCGCATGACCGGGCCGGTGCGCCAGTTTAATAACCGGATGCGTGCGCTCGGTAACGAGGCCGGCCTCGGCCGCGTCAGCGACGCCGCCGGCCGCGTGCGTCGCCGTATGGGCGACGTTGCCAGATCGGCTGCACGTGTGACGAAGCGCCTTGGTCTGATTGGCACCGTCGGATCAGCGGCCCTGCTCGGGGTGACGAACAACGTCGCCGCAATGGGCGATGAGGCGGCTAAAACCGCGCGCTCAATGGGCGTTTCGGCTGAGTTCGTGCAGGAATATCAGTTCGCTGCCGAGCGCTTGGGCGTGCGGCAGAAGACCGTCAACCAATCATTTCAGGCGTTTTCGAAACGCCTCGGCGAGCTGCGGGGCGGCTATGGTCGGCTCAACTCGCTTCTCAAAGAAAACAACCCCCGGCTTCAGGAGCAGCTCAAAACTGCCAATAGCACCGAGGAGGCGTTCTCGGTGCTCATGGATGCCATGGGTAAAATGGAAGACCCGGCGAAACGATCGTCGCTAGCTGCCGCGGCATTCTCGCGTCAGGGCATCAAAATGACAAACGTCGCGCTCGCGGGGTCCGAAGAGGTCAAGCGCTTGCGCCAGCGCGCCCGGGAGCTCGGCGTGGTCATGGACGGCGATGCGACCAAGTCGGCCGAGCGCTATAAGGATGCGATGAGCAATCTTCGTGCGTCATTCAAGGGCGCCCAGGTTGCGATCGGGGCTGAGCTGATGCCGGTTTCCACGGATTTGATGACGCGGTTGAGCAGCATGCTCGTGAATAACCGTGATACGATATCCGAATGGGCCACTGCTTTCGCGACCAATATCCCGAGCCACCTTCAGGCGATCAAGGACGGCGCGATCTCGCTGTTCGAGTCGATGCGGCCGCTCATTGATGTGGGCCAATGGCTGTTCGATACGTTTGGCGCGGGCAAAACGATCCTCGCCGCTGCGGCCCTCGTCATCGGTGGCCCTTTGTTGACATCCGTTGCTGCGCTGGTACCGGCCGTGGTGTTGCTGGGCATCGCCATCGGCGCGACGCCGATTGGCTGGTTTCTTGCCGGAGCGGCTGCGATTGGCGGCGCTATCTGGGCTACTACCAAGGCAGTCGAAGCGGTGCGCGAGCGCTGGCCGGCTGTTTGGGAAGATGTCAGCGATGCGGTCGGCGTCGTGATGGACTCGGTAAAAGGCCTGTTCCAATTCATCACGGGGAACGTCGAGGGTGCGCTTAAGACGTTCCGCCGGATCGGCGAAACCATCGACAAATGGATCCCGGATTGGATACAGGACCTGTTCGGCGGCGACGACAACAAGACCGTCACCGTGCGCGGCGAGCGCGCCGATCAAGGCGGTGCGGTCAACGGTCCGGGTGCCCGACCCGAGGGCGCCCAAGCGGCGGCAAGCGGCGGGGCGCAGGAGGCCGTGCGCCGCACGGAAAGCACGCAGCGCACCGAGCGCCGCAATCGCCTTGAGGTCGATTTCCGCAACGTCCCGCGCGGGACGCGCGTGTCCCAAGAAGGTGACGACGACGATGACGTCGACGTGAACGTCGGCCGGCAGATGGTGCGCTAGCCGTTGTCCGGACAGTGCGTGGCCACGTTTGACTTACTACAATAGTGGCGTACCAACGCAGGGAGTGAGCACCGATGCTCGTGCTACTGCAGATTCTCGTCGTCGCCTGGCTGGCGCTTGTAGTCGTCGCGATCGTCCGGCCGAACAAGGTCTGGCCCTTTGAGGCGCCTGCGACACGCCTCAAGGCGGGCGGAGGTGTCTTCGTGGCCGGCGTCATGGTGCTGGGGACCATCGCATCAATCGTGGGCCCGGCCGACGATGCCGCCAGTGAGCCGACGCCCCCGGAAAGGCAACAAGCGTTCGTTGCTACGGTGACGGATTCAATTGAGCACTGGGACGAAGCCAACGAAGCCAAGCGCAAGGCGCAGAATTGGGCGGCATTGCGCGGCGATGCCATTGAGCAAGCGCTCGGCGGCGAGCGCCACGCTGTCAATTGGGTAGGCACCGTCGCCGAGATCAAGGCGCAGAGAGAGTCGGCACTGGGTGCCGATCCGGGCGCGTTCGTGACCGTGCGACTTGACGGTGGCGGGTACGAAATCCACCTGCAGTCCGACTACGATACGATGATCCCGAAGAATAGTGGCCTATACGACACCGTGCAGGAGCTATCGGCTGGCGATCGGATCTGGTTTTCGGGCGCATTCTTGCCCGCTGCGGACCGTGCGGGCGTCTACGAGGACAGTGTCACTACGGCCGGTCGGATGACCAGTCCCGAGTACGAATTCCAGTTTGTCGCAATCGGCGATTCGCCGGCGTCGGCCGACAACGTGCGCAAGAATGCCCGGTCGGCCGCCGAGCGGTTGGCTGCGCAGGAGGCCGACGACGGCTAGCGTCAGGTCATAATGCCCGTTACGACCCCGCCGCCGGCGGGGTTTTTTATTTACGGAGGTGCCGATGAGCTGGAAAGAGCGTTTCCGTCCGGCATCGTTTCGGGGTGTGGGATTCAGCATTGAGTCGGCCGACACTAGCGGCGGGCGCCGCGTCGTGACGCACGAATATCCTGGCCGTTCCACTCCCTACACCGAGGACCTGGGGCGCTCGGCGCGTGAGTTCTCGGTCGAGGGTTTCATCGTCGGCGCCGACTACGACCGCCAACGCGAACGGTTGGTCGCCGCCTGCGAAGCGGACGGCCCCGGCGAGCTCGTCCACCCGTACAAGGGCACTCGGCGAGTCTACTGCACCAGCGTCAGCGAGCGCGAGCAAATCAGCGAGCAGCGCATTGTCCGCGTGTCGATGCAGTTCGTCGAGGCCGGCACGGCCGGCCGGCCGAGCAAGACCGCCGCGCCGGCGGCGCAGGTCGATCGCGCCGCGTTGCAGACGACGCAGGCCAGCGAGGCGCAGCTCGTCTCGGATTTTTCTCTGACAGGTATGCCGGAGTTCGTGCGCTCGGGTGCGCTCGCCACGCTCCGTGATGCGGCCAACACCGTGCGCACCGCACTTGACCGCGTCGGCCAGATCCGCGACGAGGCCGTCGCGGCGATCGAGTTCGTGGCCGACAACGCCGAGGCCCTGGTCGACGCCCCGGGCGACATGGCCGGCGCGATCACGCGCATGATTGACGACGTCACCGGCGCACTCTCGGATGCCGGCGACGCGCTTGATGTTGGCGAGGATATGCGTGGGCTCGGCGATTACAACGACACAATCACAGGCAACACGCGCACGCGCGACCAGCAGCGCCGCAATCGCGCTGCGATCCAGCGCCACACCCGCGTCGCCGCACTGTCGGCCGCCTCACGGGCGTCGGCCCGCGTCCAGTGGCCGAGCCGCGGGCGTGCGGAGAAGCGTCGCGACGACCTACTCGCCTGGACCGACGAAGAGCAGCTGATCACCGACGACTCGACCCTGTTTGCCGCCCTGCAACAGCAGCGCGTGCGCGTGGCCGAGGCGGTCCCGCCGCGCGACGAGCGGCTGCCGCAGATCCGCACGATGACGCTCGGCCAGACGGAGCCGGCGCTGGTGACCGCGTACCGTCTGTATACCGATCCGGAGCGCGGCGACGCGATCGCACGCCGCAATGGCGTTCGCCATTCAGGGTTCATGCCGGGTGGCGAACAACTAGAATACCTCAATGAGTGAGGTTGAGCTCATCGTCGCCGGCCAGCGCTATACGGGCTGGACGAGTGCCCGGGTCGAGCGCGCCATCGACAGCGTCAGCGCCGCATTTCGGCTTGAGCTCACCGAGCATGATCCCGGCACCGACGAGCCGTGGCGCTTCGACCCCAGCGACCCGGCCGAGATCCGGTTTGCCGACGAGACGCTGGTGAACGGATACATCGATGCCGTCGATGGGCGGTTTACCGAGAGCACGCACACGCTGTCGGTGCGCGGCCGCGACCGCACAGCCGACCTCGTTGACAGCTCCGCCGAGGTCGCGCAGAGCGAGTTCACCGACGTGATACTGACGCAGCTAGCCCGGCGGCTCGTCGAGCCGTTCGGGCTGAGTGTGTCGGCCAACGTCGACGTCGGCGAAGCGTTTCGCCAGTTCAAGATTGAGCCGGGCGAGTCCGGATTCGAGGCGCTCGAGCGCGCCGCCCGGCAGCGCGGCGTGCTGCTCAACTCGGATCGCAATGGCGACCTGGTCATCACGCGGCCGGGCGCGCGCCGGGCGGACGATGCCCTGGTGCAAAGCGAGAACGTGCTCGAGGCGCGCGCCGGCGCGTCCCACGAAAAGCGCTTCGCCAAATATATCTGCCTGGGCCAGCGCCCCGGCAACGACAACATCACCGGCAAACAGACGACCGGCATTCGCGGTGAAGCGACCGACAGCGGTGCCAGCGATCGCCACCGCGTGCTCGTCATCATCGCCGAGCAGGCAACGTCACCGCGCGACGCCAAGCGCCGCGCCCAGTGGGAGGCGAGCAGCCGAGCGGCGCGCTCGTCCTCGCTTACGGTCACGGTCCAGGGCTGGCGCCAGTCCACCGGTGCGCTGTGGCGCGAGGGCATGGTGGTGCCTGTCGAGCTGCCCGCGCTCCGGGTGACCGGCGAGCTCATCGCGGCTAGCGTGCGCTACCGCTTTGACGACCGCGGCACGCGCGCCGAGATCGAGCTCCAACGCCCGGACGCATTCGAGCCGAAACCGCAGATTGACGACGACTCGGACGACGTCGCCGCCGCTGCCTCGGCGAGCAGATTCGACACCAACTGGGGCCGCAACTGATGGACGTGCGAGGCCTCATCGACCGCGCCGTCGAGCCGGTGCGCCGTCGCGTCCGGCTGCTCATCGGCCGCTGCGTGCTCGATGCGATCGACGACAGCGGCGGCATCCAGTCGGCGAAACTCTCGTTGTTCGCCGACGAGGTTCGCGATGGCGTCGAGCGCATGCAGGAGTTCGGGTTTACCTCGCGCCCGGTGCCCGGCTGCGAGGGCGTGACCATCTTCCCGACCGGCGATCGCAGCCACGGCATTGTCATCGCCACCGATGACCGGCGCCACCGGCCGACCGGACTCAACGAGGGCGAGTCGCGCCAATACAACGCGTTCAACGAGTACATCTACCTGCGCGACGACGGCACGCTGGCCATCAGCGCCGGCACCAAGGTCCATGTAACCGCGCCCGAAGTCGTGGCCGACTGCGACACGGCCGCGATCAACGCGAGCACCAGCGCGACGGTCGACACCGACGTCGCCACGGTCAAAGCGACCTCCTCGGCCGAGATCGACACGCCCGAGACGACCGTGACGGGTCAGCTTACGGTGCAGGGTTCGCTGTTGGCGCAGGCAGGCTTGGCCGTCAGCGGCACGGCCGCAACGGGCGGCTCCTCGTCGATGTCGGTCGATGGCGACATCGACATGGGCACCAGCGATATCCAGTTCGACGGGCTCAGCAGCTACCGCGGCCACACGCACGACGAGAACGACGGCGGCACCACGGGAACGCCGAATTGACCGACATCGCGCTACTACCACCCGACGTCCACTGCTCCGACGGCGGTTTCGATCTCTCCGTGGAGTCGGCGGACCTGGTCACCGACGACGGCCTGGAGACGGCGATCATCGTCTCACTATTCAGCGACGCGCGGGCCGCGCCGGACGAGCGCCCGGATGGCGATGCGGAGCCACGGGGATGGTGGGGCGATATCGGCGAGGATCTGCCGGTCGGCTCCAAGCTCTGGACGCTGCAGCGCGAGAAGTCGCTCAACAGCGTCGCCGTGCGCGCCGAGGAGTACACGCGCGAGGCGCTGCAATGGCTCGTCGATGACGGCGTAATCTCGGCGCTCAACGTCACCGCCGAGATCCAAGACCGCGACACGGTCGCGATCAACATCGAATTGACGCGCGAGGGTGACAGGCCCGCATTTCGCTACTTTCTCAACTGGAACCAGCAGCTCGCGGAGTTCTGAATGTCGTTCGCGCGCCCGTCCCTGTCGCAGCTCATCACACGGATTGAGGGTGACCTCAAGTCGCGCGTGCCCGGCGCAGCGGGCGGCATCCTGCGCCGTTCTGTGCTCGCGGTCATCGCCCGCGTCGTCGCCGGCGCCGTCCACGGCGTCTACGGTTTTATTGGCTACCTGGCGCGTCAGTTCTTCCCTGATCAGAGCGAGGCGGATTGGCTGGTGCGCCACGCCTCACTGTTCGGCATCACGCGCAAAGCCGCGAGGAAGGCGACCGGCCCGGTTACCTTCACCGGCTCGGACGGCGCCACGATCCCCGCCGGCACCGTGCTCCTGCGTGACGACGGCGCCGAGTACACCACTGACGCCGCCGGCACGATCCAGGGGGGTTCGGTCGATATCGACGTCACGGCCGCCAGCGCCGGCATCGCTGGCAACACGTCGACCGGCGTCACGCTCACGCTTGACTCGCCGCTGTCGAGCGTCGACTCGGAGGCGACGACGACCGGCGACGGCCTGACCGGCGGCACCGACGCCGAAACCGACGACAATCTACGAAGCCGCCTGCTGCAACGCATGCGCGAAACGCCGCAGGGCGGCTCGGACCAGGACTACGTCCGCTGGGCCCGCGAGGTCGCCGGCGTCACGCGCGCATGGGTGTTCCCCAACAACACCGGCCTGGGGACCGTCGGCGTCACGTTCGTCCGCGACGAGGACAACTCCATCATCCCCTCTACGAGCGATGTCGACGACGTTCAGGCCCATATCGACGACCGGCGCCCCGTCACCGCCGACGTGACGGTGTTCGCGCCCACGAGCGTCGCGCTTGACTTCGAGATCAGGGTCACCCCTGACACCACCGATGTGCGCGACGCCATCGAGGCCGAGCTCCGCGACCTGATCATGCGCGACGCAGCACCGCGAGCAACGATCTACATCTCGCGCATTCGCGAGGCAATCAGTATCGCCAAAGGCGAGAGCACGCATGATCTGATCAGCCCCACAAGCGACGTCACGCACAGCCAGAACGAGCTGCCCGTGTTCGGCTCGATCACCTGGAGCTAGGCCGTGGCGGACAACTTGGACGAGCAATACACGGATCAGCTCACGAAGCTGCTCCCGCCGGGCCGTGCGTTCACGCGCGCGCTGGGCTCGACGCTACGGGCGCTGCTGGCAGGCATCGCCCGAGAAATCGCGCGCGTGCACCGTCGAGCGCTGATGCTCAAGGACGAAACTGATCCGCGGTTTACTTCCGAGCTTTTGGCCGATTGGGAGCGCTTCCTCGGCCTGCCGTCCGAGTGCGCGCCCTCCGATCTTAGCTCGGTAGAGCGCCGCGATGCGGTGGTCACGAAATATACCGAGAAAGGCGGGCAGTCGCGCCAGTTCTTTATCGATCTAGCAGCTAGCTACGGTTACAACGTCACCATCACCGAGTACCGCGAGGCCAAGGCCGGCATCGCCCGCGCAGGCGACGCGATCTCCAACGGGCCTTGGGTTCATCGCTGGGACATCAACGCCCCGGCGGTGACCGTCACGTCACGCCTGCGCGCGGGCGGCAGCACCGGTGATGCCCTGCGCATTTTCAGTCGCGAGACCTCGTTCGCGTGCGAGATCCGCCGCCGCAAGCCAGCGCATACCATCGTCGAATTCATCTTCAGCTAGCGAGGCTGCAATGGACAAGATCGGAAAGTACACCAGCACCGCCGACGGCAATGACGAGTTCACCGAAGGCGATCCCAGTGCTGGCATACCCGCCACAGTCATCACCGAGGAATGGCTCAACGATTTTCAGCGCGAGTTCGTCAAAGTCATCCAGTCGATGGGCCTTTCTCTGGACGCCAGTGACGACACGCTTATCTGGCAGTCCTTGCAAGCGATCTACGGCAAAACCTACACCGGCGATCCGAACAGCAATGTGGCGGCCAACGTCAAGCGCGAGCGCTGCTGGGACACGAGCAAAAGCGTGCCAGTGATCTATTACGCGACCAAGGCGGATGGCACTGTTAGCGGCACCCAGTGGACCCGCGCGCAGGATCTCGCCGTTGGTATTGGCCATTACGTGCAGGTACAGGACGACCTCACCGGCGCCGACGTCCCGAGCAATTCGGGCGACGCCAAGTTTATTCGCCTGACAGCCGGAGAAGATGGGGCGGGTCAGTACAACGAGGGCCTTCTAGCAAGTGAAAGTGTCAGCGGTTCCGCGCCAGAGGTGCAGGCCACCGCCGTAATCGACCACGCAGATTCTCCCATGAACGGCGAGACCGTCCATCTGATCAACACCGAGCGCCGCTTTCTGCGCGCTGGTTCTTCCGGCGCAGTCGAGCAGGATCAGATGCAGAAAGTCACCGGCTCTATTGCGGCATTCCGCGACAATGGGAGCAGCTACAAGCTATTCCAAGCCGGGCAAGGCGCGCTGCTGACTACCCCTGGAAATAACATCAACCAGCCTGATAGCTATACGACTGGAAGCAACGATCAAGAAAACACCGTTCAACTTGATACGGCAAATTCGCCAGATGCCCGTGTCAGCAGCGGAACGAACGGCGAAACCCGGCCCAAAAACATCGGCGTCACCTACTACATGAGGATCGTGTAATGAGTAAATTCTACGCTGCCAATGGGCAAGTAAGCCGTGATCCCATCGAAGGCGGAATTGAGATCACTCGCGACCAGTACTTGGAGGGCGTCGAGGCTCTCTCTATGGGGCGTACCGTTCGCATCGATGGAGGGTTTCGCACGGAGGTTGCGCCGCAGCGGACCGACTATTGGACCGAGGATCATCAGAAGCATCAAACCGATCCGGGGGAGCCTGTCCCCGTTGGCGCCGCCACCGAGCCGCCGCCGGATGACTTCCACGACCTGATCGATGGCCAGTGGGTGGAGAGTATCGAGCGCGTGGAGCGGCACTGTCTTGACCGGATCGACGGAGCGGCCAGCAAGGCGCGGGAGCGATTCATCACGCGCGCTGTCGGTCAGGCAGCGGTCTACCTGACCAAGTATGAAGAAGCGCGCAACTACCAAGCCGCGTCCAGCCCGACCGATTCGGATTATCCATACCTGAACGCCGAAGCGCAGCGGCGCGGAATGTCCATTTCGGACCTGGCCGCAGAGGTAGTGACCCGGCGCAATGAATGGACTGATCCGCCTGGATGCACGATAGAGGCGGAGCGCGTTGGCGCGAAGGCCGATGTGCGTGCCGCCGGCACCGCTCAAGGTAAGCGCGACGCGGCCGAAGCGGCGGCCGCCACGCTGGACGGGATCACACCATGACGGCCTTGTATATCGACGTGAGCGTTAGGGGCTGACAGTCGCACAGCAGGCGCTCGGCGTGCTGCTGCTGGTGATCGGCTACGTCTTCGAGGTGTGTTTGCGCTTGACCGTATTCGCGGTTTACTTTATGCGTTTTCCGAGGATGGAGACAGTGAGCGAGATGCTCGAACGCGAGGTCGAGGGCGTGGGTTGGCGTGCGGTTGTGGCGCAGCGGTTACGCGAACAACTATTGGCGGATTTTGATCCCACGGGTGGCCACGGCAAGCCGGGCCGCTAATAACCCAGTTCCATCAGGATGCACGCCAGCCCGCTCAATGCGGGCTTTTTTCGTTGAGGAGCACTGATGAACCAACAAACGGTCGAAAATCTCCGCAATGGCACGGGCCTCAAAATCGTGGCGAGTACGCTGGTTATCCTGTTGGCATCGGCGACCACTGGAACGATCGTCATGGCGCGCGAGCTGTCGGCATTGCAATCGACAGTTACATCTATGTCGGAGCGGTTGGATCGGCGCTCGGATAATGTCGACAAACGCATACGGCGGCTGGAAAGCCGTATATACGATGTGGAGCAGAAAGGCCAATAAAAATGCAATCGAATTGGCAAAAAGCGGTGTCAATTGTCTTGGGCCATGAGGGTGGCGAATCAAACGACGTTCATGATCCAGGCGGGCACACCAATCTCGGAGTCACCCAGGACACGCTAGATAGAGCGCGCGAGGCAACCGATCTTGACTTGCCCAAAGGCGTTGGTCGATTAACTACGGCTCAAGCTAAGGCGGTCTATCAGCGGCTGTACTGGCGTGCCGTGAAAGCCGACGAGTTACCGGCCGGCCTCGACGTATTCGCGTTCGACATGGCGGTCAATCAAGGCGTCGACACCGCCATGCGGTCGCTGCAGGAAGCAGCCGGTACGACCGTCGATGGCATATGGGGGCCGAGCACGGCCGGGGCTATTCGAGACGCAGAGCCGAAATCTCTGCTCATCGACTTCGCTGCGCTACGCGGGCTTCACTACGCCGAACTCTCGGACGATCTCGTCGAGCGCTTCGGTCATGGCTGGTATCGGCGCCTAATTCGCACTTTCTGGCATTCACTCACCGTCATGGGGGCCTGACATGGGCATCGGGGTCGGAGCATTGGTCAGCGGTGCCGTCGAGTTCGGCACGACGTGGTTCTCGAGCAAAAAAGAGGAGACCAAGGCCAAGTCAAAGCAGCGCATCGAAATCGCGCGCGAGAATACGGAGGCGAAAAAGGCCGAGCAACAGACGGTGCGACGCACGATCGAGGCCGAGGCGGGAACCAAGCGGGCGTTGATCAACAAAAACATGCGGCTGATGCGGCGTGTTACCTTGGCCGTACTGCTCGCCCCACTGGTGGTCGGTGCCGTCATCATCGCCGCGACCTACATCGCCGCCTGGTGGAGCGGTACCGCGCCCAGTCCCGATTTCACGCCGCTGTCGCTCTTCTGGAGCCAAGTAGTTGCTGGCACCCCGCAGTGGTGGGTGCAGGCGCTACAGGGTGTCTTTGCGTTCTTGTGGGCGGGTGGCGAGGTTACGAACGTAGGCGCTCAAGCAGGCGGCGTGGTGATGGATCATTTGCGCAATCGCGACACTGAGCGTGTCGCCGAAAGACAGGCCGAATCCGAGGGGAAGAAAGCTGAGGCCGAAGCGGAGCGTGAGCGGCGCAACCGGGAGCGTGAGGACCGCGGCGAGGAGCCCGTTGACGACGACGCAGGCACGATCCCGACACCTCCGAGCGGCCCAGCCTCGAGCGGGCCGCCTATGGGTGTATCGTAACCGGTTCTACCCGGCGCGTCGCTCAACGTCGCTCATCGCTCGCTCAACAGAACGCGGCACCGCGTATTTGCC